CAATACTTCCCCTACTATTTCAGTGAAGGTGAATTGCATCATCCTATATTCAATCTATCCTATGAACAACTCACAAAACAATCCCTGCTATCTAAATGGGTGAATCGTCAGCTAGATGAGGTAGATACTAAGTTATACTTCCTAGCACTACTCCACAGTAGCGAATTAGTAGAGTGGCGAACATATGCGCGGCCAACACCAGCAGTATGTGAGCTGAATATGGAATCACTACTAGACATATTATCATGGTGCAATACTATACATCATCCACGACTGGCTATGCCACACATGAGCATCACACAAGATACAGCTACCCTAGATAATGTACGTAACTGGATAGCTGCTTGGAATGGAGCGCGTGCAGATTTTGAAAATGGTTATAAGGAACTTACACGCAATCAGCTAATGATGCGTAAAGAAGATACGCTACAACGCCTAATAAAAGAACATCAGCGTGAGCTATCAGATTATGCAGGTATCCTAGCAAGTTGGGCAGAACTATCAGCAGAGTTTCCTACCTTTCCAGTACTTGTCAGCGGTATCCATATACCTTGCAATGAATACTGGAAGCAGATACTCAGTACCTGCGCCAAGAGTGCTAATCATATCTGGCGGCTATCACTAGATGATATGGAGGAACTGTTGTGTCATCTGGAAGATAACCTAGAGCATGGCAGTATCTATGCCCACGCTACTATGAAGCTACTGCGTGACGGAATATCCACTCATAAAAGCTATCTTGGATTCAGCATCATATCTAATAGTGCAGATGTGGAACAAGCTAATCTACATATCCTCGCCAGTGATGCGCCAGCAGATATGCCACTACTACATCAGTATCCAAATAAGATACTATATCTGAAGGCGAAGATTAAATATGAGCAGGCACAGCGTATGCTAGCAGCTACAGCTAATGGAGGTAACTGAAATGGGAACTCACAGCATACAACATGGCTATGTTAGCGCACTGCAAGTAGCTAAACACGGCAAAGATAAGGCAGCACTGCTCAGTATATTAACTAATGTGTGGGAACTTACACAGGAACAGATGGATGATATTGGCCTATTAGAATACTATCTACGCAAATGGAGTGGTAGCTATCTGCGCGAGCAAATCCATCAAGGTACACTCACAGATGATACTAATACATATGCAGTGATATATCGTAACTGTACTCCTGCTATAGCATTTAGCTCTGCGCAGGTGCGTGTATCATTCAGAGCTAGTCGCATTGGTTGTTTCGCAATAGTACAACCAGCAATATAATATATAAGAGGTAACTATCATGGCATTATCTAAAGAAAGATTAGCCGAGCTACTAGCTACTGCTAGAGCTAATACAGCTAAGCTACAGGCAACACCCTCACTACTGCATACAGCAGTGGTAAGTACTATGCCAGCTGATACCCCTCCAGCCACCAGTGTAGGTATGCACGGTGAAGTTATCACCTATAACACTGCACAACAGCAATTTATTACTCTTGCAACTAGTGGTGCTAGTTGCGTGTTGCTGGGGGCTGCGGGAACTGGCAAGAGTACATGCCAACGTGGTGTGGTATCACATCTAATAGCAGCGAATAAGGCAGGTACATTGTCAGATGATGGACACAAGCATCTACCATCAGGTACTCCAGGAATCCTAGTATGTGCCTATACTCGCCGCGCAGTTAACAATATCCGTAAGGTGATGCCAGCAGATATGCGGCGTAACTGTGTTACCATACACAAATTACTAGAATACAGCCCTGTATATTATGATGAATACAGTGAAGAACTAGGCAAGGAAGTGCATACTATGAGATTCGAGCCAACACGGAATAGGATGCGCCCGCTTACATCTAGTATCCATACTATCATATTCGAGGAATCTAGTATGATAGCTACGGAACTATATGGTGAGGTACTTGCAGCACTAGCCCATAAGGTACAATTCATCTTCATTGGTGATATCCAACAGTTACCTCCTGTATTCGGCAGTGCAGTTCTCGGCTATAAGATGCTAGAACTGCCAGTAGTAGAACTTACTGAAGTGTATCGCCAAGCACTGGAATCACCTATCATACGATTAGCACATCGCATACTTAGCGGCATACCTATCCCACCAGAGCAATTCCATGAGTGGGAGTATCCGGAACAGTTAAAACTGCATCCTTGGAAGAAGCGTCTATCCACCGATATTGGTATCCTTACTATAGCTAAATTCTTTCATGCGGCTATGGATAGTGGCAGTTATAAGCCAGAAGAGGATTTAATACTGATACCATTTAATAAGACATTTGGCACAGAAGAAGTAAATAAACATATCGCGCAACATATAGCTACAGCAGCAGGTGCTACTGTGCATGAGATAATTGCAGGATTCAATAAGCACTATCTAGCTGTAGGTGATAAGGTGATGTATGAGAAGGAGGATGCAATCATTACCGCTATCAGTATCAATGGTACATATGTAGGCACTAAGTTCGCTACAGCATCACCATTGCTAGATAGGTGGGGCAATTACCGTGCTGCGGCTGATGGTGCTAAAGAGATAGTGCATCATGTGGATGATAGCATGAGTGAGGCAGATATAGATGCTATGCTAGATAGTATGTCATTTGCAGGAGGCGATGATGCAGAAGAACGCAAGCGTAGCGCATCTCATGTGATAACCTTACAGCTACTAGAGAGTGGTGAGGAAGTCACACTGGATAGTGCTGCTGCTGTAAATGCTATGATACTAGGATATGCTATCACAGTGCATAAGGCACAGGGTTCGGAGGCACGTAAGGTATTTATAGTACTGCATCACAGTCATAGTAGCATGTTGTGTAGAGAACTTATGTACACTGCCGTAACCCGTGCCAGAGAGTCTTTGTACGTCATATGCGAACCTGACTCTTTTGTATCGGGTATTAAGAAACAAAAGATAAAAGGTAACAGTATAGCCGAAAAAGCCGCTTACTTCCAAGGCCGTCTGGATAGGCACGAGCAGCAGAAAAGAATCACTTGACAACGTATATCCGTTGCTATAGTATATAACCTTACTACAATCTTAGGAGATTATTATGGCAAATATACCGGCAGACTTAACTGGTAGGGTACTAGGTAGATTGACAGTTATAACTAGAGTAGGCTCAAAACAAGGCAAACCTCTGTGGCTGTGCAAGTGTAGGTGTGGTAATAGTATAGAAGTTATATCTACCTCTCTGACTAGAGGGGCGGCTAAAGGTAATAGGGTAGGAGGAACAAAATCCTGCGGTATCTGTAGAGATAAAGACAAGTACCCTAAAGAGCATCAAGCTTGGAGGGACATGCTGGGTAGGTGCTTAGTTGTAACACATACATCTTATGCTTATTACGGAGGTAGAGGCATAACTGTGTGTGAACGCTGGAGAGTAGATTTCTTAAACTTTCTGGAGGATATGGGAGAGGCTGCTGCTGGACTGTCTTTAGATAGGATAGATAACAGCGGTAACTATACCAAAGATAACTGTAGGTGGACTACGTGGCACATTCAGATGAAGAACAGAAGATACCACAATCAGTACGACCACTAAAGTTCTTCAAAGGTAAGATAGAGCGTGCGGAACAACAATCTAAACTAATCAATAATGGAGGTAAATGAAATGCCCGTATATCAAATGACTACACCTAGCGGTATCACTAAACATATCGGCCTATATGATAGCCTAGAAGCTGTCAGTAAGCTACGAGTATTTAAGGATAGGCCAGCACTATTACAGTATGTAAGTGAGATACCAAAGAGTCCTGCATACAATCAGCGTAAGCACATAGTGAAACTAGATATCAATAGTAATCGCTGGCGTCTATTGTGGAAAGATACTAGTGTAGATTTGCTATCTATCTATACTCGTGCGGAAATTATTGCGCTAGCATCACACAATAACTGCACAGGCTATATCAAAGTATCCAAGAGATGTTACCATGAAAGTGACGGCATCATCCCCTAGCATGGATTAAAAAGGACTTGACGCGCACCTGAGCTTATGGCATTATGCGTCCTGTTGGTGGCAGAACCTATTACTACCAGCAGCGTAACAAGTGATACTAGCTAGTAACACTCAATCCAGCAACATCAACCAGCAACAACTATATAAAGGAAATATCATGTCAGACTATAACAGCAATATCAATGTTCCATCCAACGTATCAACCTATGTTGAAAAAGAAGTTAAATTTAATTTCCGCGCCAACAAAGAACTTGGCACTAAGCGCGCATCAGTGTCACTACCTATCAAGGTACTGACACTGCAAGGCTTGGTAGCTATCCTCGAAGGTGGCGATGAGAAGCAAGTATCCCTTGTGCTGGAAACATTGCAAGCACCTATCTTGGAGCAAGCTCGCGCACAAGTAGATGAGAATGAAAACATCTCCGTAGATACACTTGATAACAGCAAGCTATCTTGGGAATATATCTCTCGCCTTGAGCCCGCAGCTCGCCGTGGTGGTGGCATTCCTAAAGAAACTTGGGAAGCTTTTGTTATTGACTATAACGAAGTTATGCCAGCTGTTACTGGTAAGACTGCTGAACAAGTTGCTCGTGCATCTGCATTGCTGGGCAATAAATTTGCTGCTGTTAAGACCAATAAGCAAGTATTGGGCTTCTTGGCTACACAGCTTGACTTGTACTTCAGCGCAACAGCGAAAGCTGAGGAATTCGTTGATTGCTACGAGTTCTTGAAGAACAAGGCAGCTGCACTGTTGGCTGCTGATGATGCAGCATTGCTCAGCAACTTGTAAGATGTAATCTGGTTACTTCTAGGTAGCTTAAAGAACTATCTAGAAGGTTTCCCTGCACACATTATAGTCTCCTCCCAGAATAAACTATAGTGTGTGCTAAGAAGCCCCTAATGAAGATAGCGTCTCTTGTATGTAAGTGTCACTCCCTGATGACCTCTACAAGATAGATGCTACGCAGTTATGCTGTCCAGTTCTCGATAATCTGATAGCAGGTATCTGCTAGAAATCGTTCAGTTATATCATTGTAGCTACTGCTATCTATATGTAAGCCAACCAAGAGGAGAACTATCATGCAATTATCATTCCAAGAACTTGATGACACATCATCACTGCCTACCGTAGCATCTATATCCTACGGTGAGTGCTTCCGAGATGAGGGTGATAAGATATACCTGAAGGTGCGACCAGTAGGTCAGTTACTTAACAGCACACTCGTGAGTGATGTAGTAGGCAGAGGTGACTGCTTATGTGTAGATATGTCAAAGGGTAGCCTACATATATTCGCCTCATCTAAAAAGGTGAATGCTGTAGCAGTAAACGTGCTAGTGAATAAAATCTATTAACCTGATAGGAGATACCTATCATGCAATTAACTATGCCAGAACTATACGAGACACTTAGCACGGGCGGTACATTCAAGCTACGATTTAATAGCCACGAGGAAGCAAATAATTTCCGTGCTACACTTGCTACCCATAAGCATCGGGTAGAGAAGGAACTGATACTTGTAGGTCATCTTGAGCCGCAATCTCTCACCATGACTTATGATAAAGATAGCGGCATCGCATCGTTTAGTCTGAAGGAACGAGTAGCAGCCGCAAGACGCACATATGAGATAATTTCCTCAGATAGCCCTACCCCACCATAACATAACATATGCGCCAATACCAAAGTATCTGGGTACAGATTAAAAAAGATGGCCACTGCACTGTAGCAGTCCACCCTAAACTGCACAAGCGTGTGGTTAAAGCTGTACGTAAAGAGAAATGGAAAGATATAGCATATAAGGTAGAGTGGGATATAGCAGGATATATGCCGCCAGAATTATTAGCTACTGGTGATGACAGCAATCCGAATCTATTACATTTCAAACTGATAAAACAAATTACAGTATCGGAGCTATAATAGCTATGGAAACCAATAACCTATCCACCCATCAATATATCATTCGTGATAGCGATGGGTTTTATTATCACTATCGTATGGGCGATAAGATAGTATTTAAAAAATCGCGCCACGGTGCGTTTCATAACACACCCAATAATATAGCCACAGTGCGTAAGCATATCTCGCTACTAGATGGCACTGTAACAACTAGTACTATTCCATATGGAGCATCCAAATGACGCCAGCACAGCAACTACAGGAACAGATAGCATCACTACAAAATATGATGGTAACTGCTAATCCAGGAATGCCCACAATGCTGCGTACTATTCATAAGGCATTACAAGCTGATAAGGATATAGTTACATTATTATCTCCTGAGGAAGTAGGGGTGATAGTATCAGGTCTCATGAAACAGACTAATACTGTTATCGCTACTGCCGCAGTTAAGAAGAGCAGTAACACTAAGGCACTTAAGAATATAAATCTTGATGACCTGTGAGGTAGCATCGTGACTATTTCCGTGCTGCACAAATGTCATATATTTAATATATGTCAGGTAACACTATATACTGATTCGCGCGCGCCTCACACCATAAATTACGAACTGCGTGATGACTTCTCCAAACTATCACAAGATGCTTGGCTATCAGGTGTCCGTGCTGTAGATACTGGCGGAGACTTCAGCCTAGATGGTGAGCCGTCGGCGGAGACTATTGCTGCTATCGTGCCTCAGCTAGTGAGGAGATTAGAGGAGCAGTATCTGGCAGCTAGCGCATATAATTATAAGGACATAATCGCAAATGGAAAACGTCACTAGCAGCGCAGTAGCCACTAAGCCAGCGAAGCTGTGTACTAAGTGTAAGCATTGCCATATAGTACCATTGCCTACACATACTGATAGATACCAACAGTATAACTGTTTCCATCCAAGCAATATCTATGGCTACAGTCCTGTAGATGGTGCGCCGCAATTTAGATTAGCTTATTGTACTGAACTGCGCAGGGAGTTAGGATGCACAGCTGAAGGTAACTGGTACGAGGAAGGTAGTTTCCTTGCAGTAGCTAAAGCACCCGAGCAGCCAGCTACTAATAAGATACCCAAGATTAAGATAGGCAGCAATCTGCTAGCTGACTTGGGAATGTAAATAAATATATTGGGTAGCTATAAGCTATCCGAGGAGGTGTGAAATGAGTGAGTACCTAAAGTCAATGACTGATGCTGAAGTGCAAACCATGAAAGAACACTTCTACAAGCTAGGCTGGGGGCAGAACGAAACAATGTGGAAGTGTTGGAATCAGGCACTAGATTATTTGGCTGAGAAGCTACGCAGTGAAAGTGAGCCCGTTGTCTTTGTAACCTCTAATTCTAAACTAGGTCTTTATATTGAATCATGCAGCGGTGCACCACTTAACAGTGACATTCTGCCGCAAGGAACTAAGCTCTACCTACACCCACAAGCAGAGGGTAAGATGCTAGTGGATGCTGAACGGTACAGATGGATAATGAAGCAAGCAGTTCTTATGGATGCAATCTTTGCTTATACGAAGTCAAACGAACGTCACGTGAGTAACGCTATTGATAAACCCACCATGCTACTAGCGAAGGAGAAATAAGATGGCAACACCTAAAACGACATCTGAAGTCACAGACAAACAAATTATTAAATTCGTCAAAGAGAATCTTGTTTACATAAATCGAAACGCTGGAGAGATTGAGTACACCACCTACCCATCAGGAGATAATTATGAGCAAGGCTTTCCACGTGGCGATGTGCTTCTAGGTATCAAGGCCGCAATAGTGGCTAATCACAGATAGGGGTGGGCAACAAAATGAACACACCAGAAAGAGAGAAGTTATGACTACCGTAGAAGCCTATTATATCGGACTAGCCGCAGGTTTCCTGCTAGGCTGGCTCGTTTATAGTTAATTAACTATGACTAATACTATCGACCCAAGACTTAAACGGCTATCTTATAGTGGCCGTACCACCTTACATAGCTGCCCACGCAAATACCAGCTGGAGAAAATCTCAAAGGTAGCTCGTGAGCAAAACGAGAACGTTACTTTCGCGTTCGGCCACGCAGTAGGTATAGGTATTCAATCAGTGCTGGAGAACAAGCCTTGGAACACTGTAGTACTAGATATGCTACTGCTGTGGGATATACCAGATTTATATGCGGAAGAAGAAAAGACTAAGAAGAGTTTCTGGAATGCTATCTTCGCAGTACAGTCATTCAGTGCGATACGTAATAGTGCATTAGCAGATTATGAATTAGCCTATTTCAATGGCAAGCCAGCAGTGGAACTATCATTTCGTATCACACTGATGGATGAATTTGTCTATCGGGGTTACGTTGATGTAGTGTTACGACATAAGATAACAGGTGCATTCCTAGTACTGGAAGTTAAAACTACCGGCGCGCGCTATGTTAGCGAGGCAGCATATAAAAATAGTAGTCAGGCAATAGGATACAGCATCATCTTAGATACTATTGCACCTGGCCAAAGCGAATACGAAGTATGGTATCTAGTGTATCTTACTACTGAGCAGCGATATGAGATACTGCCATTTAAGAAACATTTCAGCGACCGTGCCTTCTGGATTAAGGAACTTGTCATGGATGTGCAGCGTATCTCATACTATGAGGAGCAAGGTCGCTATCCTAGTTACGGTGAAAGCTGCAATGACTTCTTCAGGCCGTGCGAATTTTTTAGTAACTGCCAAATGTCTACTGGTATGCTGGCACTTCCATACGATATGGAGAATGATAAGGAGCTTACGCAAGAATATATGTTAGAGCTATCTCTAATAGATTTAATTGACGCGCAACTTGATAGGAGGCAGCTATGAATTTAGGCGAGCTATTGATTCGTATAAAATATAACAAAGTAGAATCCGCCATTATAGTAGCTGCGACTGTATTGATAGCACTGACAGTGTATGAATTATTCCAAGAGTTTTATAAAGAAGAGTTCACTCTTAAGAAGGCTAACTGGGAGTGTACTCAGCGCGATACTTACGTAACCTACGTGCCTATAAACGGCAGCTTAATACCTCAAATTAACACAGACTGTATCCAATATACCCGCACCAATAACTAGAACGAAAGGAATTAAAATAAAATGGCTAAACTATCCGACATAGTACCAGAGAGTACTCACCGTGTACTTATATACGGCGGCCCGAAAGTAGGTAAGACAGAATTGGCTGGTGGACTATCGGCACGATTTAACCTACTGTGGTTCGATATTGAGAATGGCTTTCAAACTCTTACGAAGCTACCAAAGGAGCAGCAAGCACGTATAGAAATTATACGACTGCCAGATACCCGTACTTATCCTATCGCAATTGAGACATTATTAAAAGTATTCACTGGCGCGCGTATGGAAATCTGCGAGGAGCATGGTAAGTGTGGCTGTATGCTATGTAAGAAGGATAGCAAGCCATTCACAGTTGTATGTCTAAATGAGCTTGACACCAATACAATAGTGGTGGTAGACTCCTTAACTCAGACTGCGAACAGCGCAATGGCTCATATCACCAAGAGCCAGCCAGATGATTACAAGTATGATTGGGATGATTATCGTAGACAGGGTACGCTGATGGATAAGTTGCTATCTCATATGCAGCAAGCACATTATAATCTGTGTGTAATTACTCATGAGGTGGAAGCGGAACTGGAAGATGGTAAGAAGAAACTTGTACCTGCTGCTGGTACTACCAATTTTTCTCGTAACACCGCTAAATATTTCGACCACGTTATCTATGCCCAGGTCGCAAA